ACTTAGAAGGGATGGTTTCAAAAGGCAAACACAAAGCACCAGAAGATGGAAAGTATAATACAGAATTTCTTGGAGATAATGTTCCCCAGGACGATGAACTATTAGGTTTCTTTTCAGGATGGGCAAAAGACAATGGTATATCACAAGGAGCGTTTGAAGATTTGGCAGGCAAGGTTATGGAGATGGGCGGTGCCAATACGGAAGCGGAAGCATTATCTGTTGCTAATGAAAAACAAATGCTAGGTGAGAATGCTGATGAGATTATTAAATCTAATATTACATGGGCTAATGGTCTAAAAGGCAAAGGTGTCATATCTCAAGATGAGTTAGACGAAATAGACATTTGGGGTGGTACAGCTATTGGAGCCAGGTTGTTGCAAAAAGTTAGAGCAATGACTGGTGAGAATGTAAACATACCAACAACAACTGCTTATCAAGCTGGTAAAGAAAGTCAGGATGATTTCCGTGCAAGGATGAACCAGAAGATGACTGACCCTAAGTATGGTTCTGATGCAGCATATACTCGCAGCATTGAGAAGGAGTTTGAGGACTACTATAAATAACTTTACAAGATGGGTCTTGTAGAGTATAACTTAGACTGAACGATAACTGTAACCACAGCCGTTCTGGCAGCTGAGAAATCAGTCGCTGCGGAAGCGTATTCCGTAGGTTACAGCCCAGGCTTTCTGGATAACTGTTGCGAACAATGTAAACGTAACTTTATGCTAGGAGGCATATTATGACAACAAGAGCAAACTTGTCGCCAGCGTTTACGCAGCTGTTTGAAGCAGAGGTACATCAAGCGTACCAAGGAGCAGCGGTACTAACTGGCGCAGCAAGAACCAGAACTGGAGTAGTCGGTTCAACGGTTAACTTTCCCAAAGTAGGGAAAGGACAAGCTAGTGTTAGAACACCAGGTACAGACGTGGTGCCATTAAACACTAGTTTCTCAAGTGTGTCCTGTACACTTACAGATTTTTCTGCAAGTGAATACAGTGACATCTTCCTGCAAAATAAAATCAACTTCGATGAGCGAAGAGAACTTGCACAGGTTGTTGGTTCAGCTATTGGACGTAGACAAGACCAAATTGTTTTGGATGCGTTAGCAGCTGCATCAGCTGGTAGCACAGTGGCAAACACTGTTGTTACAACTGGTAGTGCAGCAGCATCTGACCTCAACGTAGGTAAGATTATTGCAGCGAAGAAAGCAATGGATGCTAAGAATGTTCCAACTCAAAATCGTCACATGATTATTCATGCGAACAATTTGGCTGGACTACTTGGTGATGAACGAGCAATTAGCGGAGATTTCCAGAATATTAGAGCATTAGTATCTGGCGAATTGAACACTATGATGGGCTTCCAATTCCATATCCTTGGTGACAGGGATGAGGGTGGATTGTCTATTGATGGTTCAAATGACCGTACTTGTTTTGCGTTTCATCAATCCGCACTAGGTGTAGCAGTAGGGATGCCTGCTTC